CCGAACTGGCCGACCGCTGGGGCGTTTCCCAGCGGACTCTGGAGCGCTGGCGTGCTATCGGCTGGGGGCCTTGCTTCCTGAAGATGGGTGGCCGCGTTGTCTACCGCCTCGAGGATATCGAGGCATACGAGATCCAGCATATGCGTGCGTCGACCTCTGAGCCTGCCAATCAGCCACAGGTAGGAGGTGCCGTATGAGTATCACTCTGGAAACTGCCAGGGGCTTTTCGGTAGCTGAGCTGACAGGCCTACCGTCAAAAGAGCTGATGCAGCTGCAGGCTGCAGCCACGAATGCCCTGCAAAAAGCCAAAGAGCTCAAAGACTGGATCGATGGCTCTATCGCTCTGAAGTACGAAGTCCAGGCCAAGGCGTTACGCGCACAAACGGGTAAGGACACCGGCACTGTCCACTTTGATGACAACGGCGTCCGTGTCACGACCAACCTGCCCAAGAAACCGGTGTGGGACCAGAAGAAGCTGTCCGAGATCGCCAGGCGCATCACCGCCAACGGCGACGATCCGAGCGAATACCTGGACATCACCTACAAGGTCGCCGAGCGCAAATACACCGCCTGGCCGGAGAGCTTGCGCGAGTCGTTCGCACCCGCTCGCACGCTCAAGACCGGCAAAGCCACCTTCCAACTGATCCCGATTGAGGAGTAAAGCCATGTTTAAAAAACAGACCCTGCTCGAAAGACTGAAAAAGCACCATCCTTATATGTTGGAAGAGCTGCCTGAAATAGTCGGCTCTGATGCTGAAGAGGTAGCGCTCGAAGATAGCACGCTTGACCAGATCGCCTTCGCCATCCTCGAACTTGAAGCCGAGATACGCCCCCTCAGTCGGCGGTTGAACGCCTTGCGTGATCTCTACGACCTTGCCCGCAAACGTGGTGCCCTGGGAGCTCATCGCATCCGTGACATCTTCTCGAATGAGGAGGATCACTCATGAGCTTGCCTATTATTTCCGCTGACCAGCGACTGGCCGAGAAGCGCGGTATCAAGGGCTGCATCTTTGGCAAGTCCGGCATCGGCAAGACCAGTCTGCTGTGGACTCTGGATCAGGAGAACACGCTGTTCTTCGATCTGGAGGCCGGTGATCTGGCCATTGAAGGATGGTCAGGCGACAGCATCCGTCCCAAGACCTGGCAGGAATGCCGCGATTTCGCCGTATTCATTGGTGGTCCCAATCCTGCGTTGCGGGAAGACCAGCCTTACAGTCAGGCCCACTTCGATGCGGTATGCGAACGCTTTGGTGATCCGGCTGTGCTGGAGAAATACGAGACCGTTTTCATTGACTCGATCACGGTTGCGGGTCGTCTCTGCTTTCAATGGTGCAAGGGGCAACCGCAGGCATTCAGTGAGCGTACTGGCAAGCCGGACAGCCGTGGTGCCTATGGCCTTCATGGTCAGGAGATGATTGCCTGGCTGACCCACCTGCAACACACCCGCAACAAGAACATCTGGTTCGTCGGCATCCTTGATGAGCGAATCGACGATTTTAACCGCAAGGTGTTCCTGCCCCAGATCGAGGGATCGAAAACAGGTCTTGAGCTGCCCGGCATTGTCGATCAAGTGATCTCCATGGCGGAAATTACTGACGATGAAGGTCAGTCCTGGCGTGCCTTTATCAATCACACGCTGAATCCCTATGGCTATCCCGCCAAGGATCGCAGCGGCCGTCTTGAAATGATCGAGGAACCACATCTCGGTCGGCTGATGGCCAAGATTCATACCCCCGTAAAACCGGCAGTGGAGCGACTTGAGTTTGGCCGCCCATCCGCTTCCACCGCCGACCCTCAACCCTCTAATGAAAGTGAAGGAGTTTAACCATGACATCCACTTGGAATGATTTCAATTCAGCTGACGATCAAAACAACTTTGACCTGATCCCCAAAGGCACCCTCGTAAAGGTGCGCATGACTATCAAGCCCGGAGGCTACGATGACCCGGCACAGGGCTGGATCGGTGGCTATGCCACCCAAAGCCATACCACGGGTTCTGTGTACCTCAACTGTGAATTTGTGGTGCTGGAAGGCAATTACGTTCGTCGCAAGATGTGGAGCCTGATCGGCCTGCACAGCAACAAGGGGCCTGAGTGGGCCAACATGGGACGAGCCTTTATCAAAGGCATTCTGAATTCCGCCCGTGGTTTGCACCCCCAGGATAATTCCGCACAGGCTCAGCAAGCGCGACGCATCAGTGGTTTTGCCGATCTCGATGGTATCGAGTTTGTCGCCAAGGTCGAGATGGATAAGGACCAGTACGGCGATGACAAGAACGTCATCAAGATGGCAATCACACCGGACAAGAAGGAATACGCCGGTGTAATGGGTAATGTCCCATCTCAACCTGCACAGCCAGCGCAACCCACCCAACAAGCAACAGCACCAGCAGCGGCACCTACGGGCCGTCCAAGCTGGGCGCAATAAGGAGGGGTTGAGATGATACTAAGGCCCCGCCAGAAAATGTTTGTCGAGCGCAGCATCAAAGCGCTCAACGAACATGGCAACACCCTGGGTGTTGCACCGACCGGTGCCGGTAAAACCATCATGCTCTCCGGCGTTGCCGGAGAGTTGTTGGACGACACCGACGCCAAAGCCTGTGTACTGGCACATCGGGATGAGCTGACCAGCCAGAACGAATGCAAGTTCAACAAGGTCAATCCCGGTATCAAGACATCGGTGTTTGATGCCCGGGATAAATCCTGGGCTGGCCAGGCCACTTTTGCCATGGTCCAGACCTTGTCGCGTGAGAAAAATCTGCGGCAGATGCCAAAGCTGGATCTACTGGTGATTGATGAGGCCCATCACGTTGCAGCCCCCAGCTATGCTCGCATCATCGATTATGCCCGCGAGCAAAACCCGGATCTTGCAGTGTTCGGAGTGACTGCCACGCCCAATCGTGGAGATCGTAAGGCACTGCGCCCGGTATTCAGTAATGTGGCAGACCAGATTGGATTGGGTGAATTGATCCAGTCCGGCCATTTGGTACCACCGCGAACCTTCGTCGTGGATGTTGGCACTCAGGGTGCACTGGCCAACGTCAAGCGGACAGCTGACGAATTCGATATGGCAGAGGTCGATGCCATTATGAACAAGGCTCCCATCACGGATGCCGTGATCAAGCAGTGGAAGGAAAAGGCCGGTGATCGCAAGACCGTGGTTTTCTGTTCCACTATCGATCATGCACGGAATGTGGCTGATGCGTTTATCGTATCCGGAGTCGAGACGGTTCTAGTCCATGGCGAACTGTCAAAGCGCGAACGTGAATCTGCTCTCCACCAATTCGAACAGGGTGACGCTCAGGTGATCGTTAATGTTGCAGTCCTCACCGAGGGCTGGGACCACCCGCCAACCGACTGCGTCATCCTGCTACGGCCCAGCTCATATAAATCCACGCTGATTCAGATGGTGGGCCGTGGCCTGCGTACCGTCGATCCCAACGAGCATCCGGGTGTTACTAAGTCGGATTGCATTGTGCTGGATTTTGGCACCAGCACCTTGCTGCATGGCTCGCTGGAACAGGACGTCAATCTTGATGGCCGGGATTTGAATGGTGAAGCGCCGCAGAAAGAATGTCCTGAATGCGGTGCTCAGGTACCAGCCGCTTCCATGGAATGTCCATTATGTGGTCATACATGGGAGCGCAAAGAATCAGATGACAAGATCGAGCTGACCGACTTTGTAATGTCTGAGCTTGACCTGCTCAAGCGATCCTCTTTCCGCTGGTGTGATCTGTTCGGCGATGATGGTGCCTTGATGGCCACCGGGTTTGATGCCTGGGCCGGTGTTTTCTTCCTCAATGGTCGCTGGTTCAGTGTTGGTGGCGGCAAGAATCTTGGCACCCATCTGTTGGCACTGGGCGAGCGCACCGTTTGCATCGCTGCAGCAGATGATTGGCTGAACGAGCACGAGACGGAGGACGCTGCTCTGAAGTCACGGCGCTGGTTAAATCAGGCAGCAACCCAACAGCAACTGCGTTATCTGCCACCAGCCTATCGACAGGACTTCGGTCTTACTCGTTATCAGGCATCTTGCCTGCTGGCATTCCAGTTCAACAAACGCGATATCCAGGCTCAGGTTTTCGGTGCGGCCGATAGCAAGGAGGCTGCGTGATATGTGCAATTTGTGGACGAGAGGGACG